TGTGATGGGTTTTGGCCAGGCACAAAATCGGCTGGCGGGTAGTTATTTAGATCCTGAAAATTTTAATAGCTTTTTAACTACTTTTGGTCTTAAGGATGACGACGAGGCAAAAAGAGAGTTAGCCAGTACTGCTTTCTTGGGTAGTATCCTGGAAGGTCAAAAACAAACTCCAGAAGAAATCGGCAGGATCTTTGAGCAAATCGAAGGACCATTAAAACGCATTGGTGAACAAAAGCAACGGTTTGGTTTACAATCAAACTTAATTGGTGCAGGGATTAATGCAATTGGTCAAATCCCTCAAACCATTAATGCAATGAGGGCAATTCCGTTGCAAAGCTTAGCCGCACAAACTCAACAGTTACCAGGTACATTTGCTGCTTATGGTAACCGTCCAGCATTTGGTTCTGGCATTCGTTCACGTTTAGGGAGGGCTTAATTATGTTTCCGGCAATTCCTAGCTTCATGGCACCTAGCTTTGGTACTGCTGCGTTAGCTCCTTCTGCTGCAGGCGCAGGTGCAGCACTTTCTGGTACTGGTGCCTTAGCCGGTGCAGGTGGCGCAGCAGGCGGCTTAGCAGGTTTAGGTGCAGCACTTGGCCCCGTTGGCTGGACAGGATTAACCTTATCTGCACTTGGTACTGTAGGGCAATTATTTGGTGGTTCTCGTGCTGCTAGTGCAGCCCGCGAACAAATGGAGAAAGATAGGGAATATGCGTTTGGCAGCCAACTCTCTGCGCAAGAATTTCCTAGGTATCTTGATTTTAAAGACACCAAACGTGAAATTGCTTTAATGAATTCTCCTGCTTACAAAAAAGCAAGGGGCTTTGAAGGAAGGATGGATAGTTTTGACAAGATGGCAGGTAAGTATGGACCGGCAATGGCACGACTTACTTCTGGTTCTTTCTATGGGTGAATAACATGTACGCTGATGAATCTATTATCGAAGGTATTTTAGGTCGTTATCAAGGCGGCAGAAAGAGACCTTTCATTAAAAGTTATAAGCAGGCTATTAAATTAGGCCAGGAATCTCCAGAATCGGCCGCAGCTTCTTTTCTTGCAGAAGCAGATGTGTATGGCTGGAAATCAGGCAAAGCACAGAAAGCAGCGCGTAAACTTGCTGGTAAAAAATCTCGTTCTATTAAACCAGGGCGGTATCGTTCCCTTGATCCTTTAATTGAGAGTAGCTACGAAACCTTATTAGGTCGCGCACCTACTTTTGATGAGATTGAAAGTTTTAAAGGTCTTGCTGGAGCCCGCCGCATTTCTCCAAGTGATCCAGGTGCTTTCTCAGCCTTTTTAGGTGATACACTCATGGCATCACCTGAAGGCATGGGTAAGATTAAAACAGAGCAAGATTACTTGTTTGAAGCAATGTATGGACCCATGGGGCGCGATGAGCAAGGTTACCTTAAGCGCGGTACTTTTACATTTAATCCCGCAAATGTAACCGCTCTTAAAGCGGCAATGGGTAGTTAACTTAAAATAGTTTAATTAACAGGAGTAAAAATGGCTGGAAGAGGTATTGGTCAAGCTTTAAGAGACGTAGGCAATAAACTAGGCCCTGGAGAAATCCAACGTATCGCTGACAATTTAGGCGTTTCAACGGCTGATGTTTACGCAAAAGCAGCTAATAAAGGTATTAAACTTTCATCTGCAACTCAAAGTGCAGCTGCAACAGGAGCATATCAACCTAAATTAGTTGAGCCAATTTCAACAGGATCCACTACCAGCGGTGGCGGAGGCAGTAGTTTTGGTGGGTACCAAAAGGAAGGTATTGATGCAACGTTAGCTGAACTTAATTCAGCAACAACTGGTTACGAATGGGATACACGCAAAGCAATTGCCCAATTACAGGAAGCTGGTGCAACCGAACGTTTAAAGTACGAAGTCGATAATCGTATCCCTTTAACAGAAGCTGAATACAAAGGAAAAATTGATTTACAGAAGATTGTTAACGCAGGTAATAGAAGGGTGGCTAACATCCAACGTGGTTCCCAAATGTTTGCAAGCATGATGGGCGCATTTAATTTTTAACGTTAAAATATAAATAGGTGGTTTAAGCTAATGCGTATTAATCCTTTTACATCTGCGCAAGCTAGTTCTGTATGGGACAGAGGCAGCAACGTTAGAGGTGGCCGCAGGCCTCCCTCTAGTGTATCTTTAGGCCGTGGCCGTGATTCTATGACCGCAGCCGACTTACAAAACGTACGTGGTCCCATTGTGGATGATCGTGGTCCTATGGGAGGCCGTGATTCTATGACCGCAGCCGACTTACAAAACGTACGTGGTCCCATTGTGGATGATCGTGGTCCTATGGGAGGCCGTGGCCGTGGTGGCTCCAAGCCTAGAAACCGTGCAAACAGGAGCCGCGATTTAAAAAGTCGTCGTTTCCAAGAGTTTCTAACATCTTTTTATAGGTGAATTAAAAATAGTGCATTAAAATTAATTTGTAGAGCTTTTACGTTTTATGACTTACAGTATTAATCTTCCTAAGGCTGCTAATCGCAACCGTACCAGCCTTGCTCAGCTTCGTGCACAGGGCATGGGCGAAGCAGAAGCGCAGCAGCTTATTGATCAACAGGCTGAGCGCGAGTACGGTGGCGGCATGAGCCGTGCTGAACTTCAAGATTTTGAAACTCTCCTTGGTCGCCTGGAAGGTTCCAAGATGCGTCAAGCTGCTCAATCGAACCGTGCACGTCAGCGCGATACCTTTGCCGCAGGTCTTGCTGGCATGATGGGCAATTTCTGATCTAAAATAAATCAATAGCTCTGCGTAGATAATGCCAGTAGATAATAAAGATTCAGGTGCAGAATTTGATCTAAATCGTTATCGGCAAGCAGCTGATGTTGCTTACCGTTACGCTAAGGATAAGATTAACCGTGAACGATCTACTGGCACTACGGACAGCAAAGATCCTTTTGGTGAAGAACCCAAAAAGAAAACAGATAAACAGAAGGAAAATTAACCATGCAAGAAGAGCCGTTTTATTTTGAAAGCGCGGAAAATCCTGATCCGTATGATTTATTCTTCGATGAGGATAAAGCGCGTAAAGCTGCTTCAGCTGTTAAGATCTTCCAAGATGTATCTGTTGGCTCATCTAAAGAAAAGATGAGGGAAGCTGGTACCCAAGAAAGGGAAACTATTGGTAAATCAGGTGAAGAACAAAGAAAGTCTGCAGAGCAAGCACAGCGTTTCGGCGAAAGCGACGAAGCCCGTGACTACAGCCAAGCACAACGAGCATATCGATATTGAGATATTTGATCGTTGGCTAGACAATTTAGATTCACCAACTGAAGAAGCATTTAAATCTTTTTGCGCAGAGAACTTCTCTGTAATTGAATGTTATCTTTATGCCAGGTTTTTGCGTTACAACGGAAGCATCACTGGTTGTGACCACTGGTTAAATAAAAATTATCCAAAACCTGACCACAGGAAGGTTTTGTTGTATGAAATTGATGAGATGCAAGAAGACATCCGTAAGCTAAGGCAGGATGTTGATAATGGTCTTGTCAAACGTGATGCTGGTGTAGCACGTATTGCATCAATGCAAAAAGAATTACGTGGCACCATTGCTCAAGTTGAGCTTTCTACTTCTATCAAGGATAGAAAAGGTTTATTGATGGCTGGTGCTGATCGTGCCATCCGTGAACTAATTACTATCTTCAAAGATGATCCAATTGAAATTCCATTGGAAGAAGCATCAATGAGTGTGTGGTCCCACATGCAGTTAGAAGAATAATTCACGTAGACTGGTAACATGAGAAAACCACCTCCGCAACCTCCAGAATATGGAGAAAATATTGCCGGACGTTTATTCGAAGTTGTTCGTCAATTAAATAAAAACCGCGAACAATCAGCTGGTATCAAGAAACCTACTCCTCTTGATCCCAAGGTTTCTCGTGGTCAAGAGGTAATGAATGCCTTATTAGATAACAAAGAAAATGAGCAAGAACAAAATGCCGCCCCAGCTTCTGGAGTACTTCAAAAAGAAGGAGGCCAAGAAAGAGGACGGCAGCGAGATGTCGGACAAGGAGAAGCGGAAGGCCGCTTTAGAGAAAGCGAAGAAGTACAAGGAGCAGAAGAAGAATCGCAAGGGCAAGGACGAGAAAGAGGACGAGGACGACGAATGAGTTAGTATTTATTTATAACGAATGAATACTAACTGTGCCTGCTTATCAACATCTTGCTTATAGACGTAATGCACAAGCTGCTGCACGCAGGCAACAAATTAGAGTTCCACGAAACCTTGAATCCCTGGAAAAAGCAAGGGATGATTTTGGTTTCTTTTGTGAGTATGTAGCAGATAAACCACCTGCCGAGCATCATAAAGAATGGCATCGGCACTTTGTAACGCAAGAAGATAGTAGTTGTTTAGTAAAGATTGCTGGCCCCAATATTGATCTATTGGCTCCACGAGGTTCAGCTAAATCAACCATCCTTGGATTATTTACTGCATGGGCCATTGGTGTACACACCATGGCAAAGAAACCGCTGCAAATTCTTTACCTTTCTTATACGGTTGATATTGCTCGTTCCAAGTCAGCAACCATCAAACGAATCATTGAAAGCAAAAGATATCAAGAAGTTTTCCCTAAAGTACGCCTTCTTAAAAACGTAACCAGTAATGAATACTGGTCTATTGACCATAAGTTTGCTGGTATTGATACCACTGGTGAAGAGCAATTTACTTTATGTGCAGCGGGCCTCAAAGGTTCGGTGACATCAAAACGTTCTCACCTGGTAATCATTGATGACGCAATTAAATCAGCCGCTGATATTGCTAATCCAGACATCCGTAAACAGATGCAGGACAACTGGAATGCAGTGATTGCACCAACCATGTTTGAAGGAGCACGTGCCATCTGCCTTGGTACACGCTTCCGACATGACGATATTCATTCAACTACTTTTAACCCACAAAACAATTGGATGCAGATCGTGTTATCTGCAATTCTTACTGATCCCAAAACAGGGGATGAAGTTTCATACTGGCCAGATATGTGGTCGTTGGACTATTTAAAGGAAAAGAAACGACAAGCACCTATTGCTTTTTCTTTTCAGTACATGAATCAAATCGTCAGACAGAATGAATTGTCCCTGGCGCCAGAACTTATTGTTAAAGCTGAGATCTCTACGGAGTTTGACACGCTTGCTGTAGGGGTTGACCTATCTGCTGGTACGAAAGAGAAAAATGATTATACCGTTATGGTTCTGGGTGGTCGCATCGAGGATCGCATTCACGTTATTGATTACCGCAGATTGCGAGTAATGGGTAACCTTGAAAAACTTGATGCCCTCAAGGAACTACTTAATGATTGGTCCATCCTTGGACGCGATGAACAAGGTAATTATTTTCCTACTTATTCCACCTGTGATATTTACTCAGAAGCTGTACAGTACCAGGCATCACTGGAAGCTGACTTCAAACGCGTTTGTTTAAACAATGAAAATCTTTATAACTTAAATTGGCATCCTGTCAAAGGATTCCGTGCAGATAAGTTGGCACGTTTCCGTGGTTGCATGGGTTTGTTTGAAGATCGCAAGATTATCTTCAATCGTTACCGCAACTTCACTGCAATGTTTGAAGAGCTTACCAACTTTGGTGTTAGCAGTCATGATGACTGTGTTGATGCGTTGGTTTGGATGATTAACGGATTAATGCGTAAAGGTAAGCTTCAGGTTGATTACTAACTTTTAGAATAGAAAAAAATACCGATATTATTGTGGGACCTGAATATATTGCAATCGGCATTACAGCTGTTGTTTCTGCTGTAACTGGCGGTGGATGGATGGCAACTAAAATACTTGGCCGTCAATCAGAACAGATCCAACAAGTATTTAATTATGTCGGCTCGCAAAAAAGAAGGATTGACATTTTGGAAAACGACGTGAAGCGTATGCCCCTGGAATACGTATTAAAAGTTGATTTTCTTAGAGAAATCCAACAGATGCATGACAATCTTAGTCAAATCAATACAAAGCTTGATAAACTAATTGAAAAACTACTGGAAGTAAAATGACTTACGTCATCGAAGTACAAGAAGATGATAACGGTGATTGTTTCATTACCCTTCCAGATGAGGTACTCGAAGATCTGGCCTGGCAAGAAGGCGATGTTTTAAATTATGATTTCCGTGGTGAAGGCATTGTCATTACTAAATTGAATGACATCAATGCATATGAAGTTATAGAGGATTAGAATAAAAAAATTGGAGATGATTAAAAATGCGTTTTAGTGGATATCAAAATGTGCCGGGTGCTCCAGGCCAAGTAGCATACCCTGGCATGAACCCAATGATGATGGCTGGTAACCCTAGCTTTGATATCAACCGTGGCGCAGGTGCCCTTGGTGGACGCTCTGGTGAGCAGCTGAGAAAAATATATGAAGGCGGCACGCAACAGAATCAACAACTAAATGAAGAACTACGTCGCCGTGGAATCATGCCCGGTGGACCGCAACTTCCTTTAGCTTTTGGTATGGGTGGCATGGCACCTATGGGCAACGCTGGTGCAATGACCATGCCAATGACACAAATGCCGATGGGATTCCAGAACAAAACTGTCTCCTGAAGCTGCTACTATTTAAAAAAGGAGAATAATTAATGGCGGACGCTAGAGCCCGGCTTCAAGAAATTATCAATGCCTATCTGGATAAAGATAGCAACATTGTTGTTGATACGGGCATTGTTGCGTCCCACGTAGCACAAATGAAACTTTTTGGCATTCGCCAAGGAGTTGAATTCTTTGCAGGCCAGGATAACTTTGGTGCTCAACGAAAGGACTTTATCGATCGCGTACTAAAGTACAACAAGATTGATACCCGTTTGGATTCCATCTGGGAATACTTTTTATGTGATGGAAAAGGTCTTTTTTACATTCGGCCAACTAAACAGAACTATCGGCTTTACTATTTTCGTGATCACGAATATCGTGCCTATTACAACGTTGATGGCGAACTTGATGAAGTTGTAATTATCTACAGTTATAAGGTACGTAAAGGCAACGGTTTCGGCGAAGCAATTAATACTACGAGTATTTCAGGTACACAAAGTACTTATAGCCCTGGAGCAAAACGCTATATTCGTTTATCTATTAAAGGAAGAGAAATTGAAGAAACTCATTCTGATGCAGAATTAAATTTTGATATGCCCACTTATGCCCTAACGGGCAATACAAAGAAGTTAAAAAATAGCCTTGGTTTTATTCCATGTGTTGAGATCATCAACAATGCCCAAGGCTTCTCCAATGAAGGGGTGGGTGAATTTGACCAAATGGCAAATCACATCTGCACCCATGATGATTTAATGCGCACGATGCGCAAGAACATTACCTTTTTTGGTAATCCAACATTGCTTTCCTCTCGGCCTAAAACCGACTTAATGGAAGCAGGTGGTGATATGTCCGTTCAACGGCCATCTATTGCTGCTAACTCAGGTTTCATGAGCCCTTCGCCCATGAGCCGTTCCATGTTTAAAGCTGATCCAGTCAGCCGTGGCATGGATGGTCAGATCAGGGTTCCAAGAGTTATTGCAAACCTGGAACCAAACGATCGTGTTGGTTATATTGTTCCAGATGCTATTACAGGTGATCAAAACGCATTTGCCCGTCAGTATAGGGAAGAGATCCGTACCGCTCTTGGTGGCGTGGATGAGTTGTCAATTTCTGCAGGTGTTACTGCAACTGAATACAAATCATTGTTTGGCCGCGTTGCCGCCACATCAAAGAAGAAAGCAAACGCCATTTACACCCACGGTATTTGTCGTTGTCTAGAACTTATTATTTATCAAGAAGAGCAGCTGTTTAAAACAACACTTGCGGCTGCTGCTGGTATGGAGAAACCAGTTGAATTACCTGATGATGCACCACCTGAACAACAGGCTGCATACGAAGATGCATTAAGTCAATATAACGAACAATTGAAGAAACTTATGTTAGCTTGTGTGGAAACTCAACAAATACCACCAAGTGTTGTTGGGTTAATTCCTGATGGGGATCTAACTGTTTTATGGCGTTGGCTTGGTCCCGTCTATGAAGATTCCACGCAAGATATTCTTAACAACTCTATTGTTGTAAGAAACCTTCAGGAATTAGGTGTTGATAGCATTGAAGCACTGAAGTACCTCTTCCCTTCTAAAACGGATGAGGAAAGAGCCGAGATGCTATCTGGGTTCCCATTCAGGATGGTGAACGAATTGCAGGGTGCTTACTCTCAATTTGCTCGTCTAGTGGGGGGAATGATGCAGACTCCTCACCCGCAAGCACCGGATCTACCGATGGCTGCGGATCCCAGATTGGATCTAACACCATATCTGTATCGAACATTAGAAGCCTTACAAAAGGAGATGAGTTATGCAGGACGCTACCGTCCAATCGATCCCACAGACGAGCCAAGTTCCGGCAGCGGTGGCTCCGAGCAGCTACGTGGCTCCGGCTCCGGCGCAAGCTCCAGTGGCAGCACCAGTCCAGTATCAGGTGGGTACCAGTTACCCTCAGGCGGTACCACAGGCAGCCCCCAGCTACCAATCAGCCCCTACGCAGTACGCCCCCCAATCCCAACCGGAAGCCCAGGGCAACCCATGGGAATCGGCGTTCAACAAGGTGGTGAATCTGCTGAGCGCACCAGTTCAATCCCCGTTCCAGGGTCAACCGTCTCAGACGACGCAATACAGTCCAGCCAACTACGGCCAGCTTCCCAGCAACCTGGGTACGCAACAATCGGCTCCGCAGACCTCATTACCCAACCAGGCCTACTCGCCCAACTCTTCCCAAACTTCCTCGATTCAATCATTGGAGGACGTAGCGGATCTCCTGGATTGGAGCCCGGAAAGCCGGAACGTGGTAAGCGCGTACGGAACAGAAGCTCCCGCAATTCTAAATAATTATGCTCTCCAGCTGGAAGATATGCTGGATAGTGCTGTTGCCTGGGGTGGCAAAGCACAAGAACTGCTGAATGGCTATGCCGAATTCAGTGTTAATGAGCACCAGGAGAACCTGGCATACAACGAGATCCTGACCAATCCCGATGTACTTAGCGATTACACGCTGAAGTTCTTTGGTCCTGAGGGTCCCTATCCTGTGTATGAGGATGAGGCTCAATTGGAAACCCGTGGTTATCCCACTGCACCGATTGATTCTGCCCTGGGTCAATTCCCTGCTCCTCCTACCGCAGCAGCTCCTCAGCAACCTGAAAACTTCTGGGGCAGCTTTAAGCAACAAATGGATGTGGATCCCAGCCAGGCATGGCGTCTCCTGAATAACGCTCAGCCTCAAGTGGTTTCCAACAAGCTGTTTGTAATGGAGTGATTCCATGCGTGGCTCTTATAGATACGGTGTACCCGCTGCAGCTGGTTTGCTGACCGGCGGGTATGCCCTTTCTCAGAATGAAGATCCAGGATCTGCTGCACTTGCTGCAGGTACTGGTGCTTTGGGCGGCGCAGCAGGACTATTAGGAGCCCGTGCACTTGCAGGTAAGTACAACCCTGCTTTAGTTGCAGCGGCGCAAAAACAAGTTACTCGTCTTGGGAACAAGATTGGTGACGTGGCACGCGATCTTCCACAAGATAGCTTGCGTCGCAAAGCTGCAAATATTGGAGCTGATGCAGTTTCTGCAGTAGATGCTCGTTTATTTGGTGATCCTTTAGCTGGAGTTTCAGCTGCACTTCCTTTCCCAAGCCAAGCTGTTCAGCAGAATGTTGCTAAGGGACTTGCAGCTGGTTTAGTGCCAGCATCTGCGGCTGCTGCTGGACTAGGAGGTTTAGCGCTTGGTGCAATCCCTGAATCACTGGGTGTCCCTGGATTCCAACAAGGAATGGCTATTGATCCTGAATCCTACGGATCTAGCAACTCCCCTGGTGCACGCTATAAAGCACCTACTATGCAGTATATGTAAGCTTAAAGCTTATTACCTGCTAGAATTTGTTTTAGATAAGACACATGTGTCTTTATCTTTCACCCGATAAAAACACTGACACTGGAGGATAAACTAAAGTGTTCATTGATAGCTAGTTCAGATCCTGGTAGGTATGTCCCTTCAAGATTTGGTAAATAGCTCCGTGATTACAGTTAAATTTTTCAGCAATTTTTCTATAAGAAAGACCTGCTTCTTTTAAAGATTTAATTTGTTTCACGTCATCCGAAGAAAATTTTCTCAAAGATTTCTTCGGCTTTCCTTTACTGGCAAAACCATTGTTTTTGTAACAACCGTTTTCCCAGGCTCTTGTTAAATTTTCTTGTTTGGTAACGATCTCAAGATTAGCAAGTTGATTATTTCTCTTGTTGTTATCTTTGTGATCAATCTGTAGGGAAAAGTTACTGGTTCCATGAGAACGCAGATCTAATCCTAAAAAAGCAATTGCCATCAAGACGTGAAGATGAAATCTTTTTCTCTTTCCATCTACAAGAACTGAAATACGGTCGTAAACACTGGTGGAACTAATAGGAATCTCTAGAAAATATTCTTGATTATCGGGATCAAGTTGTTTTTCAAAAGCTTTCCCTTCTTCCGTTAAGTAAAGATTACCAAATCCTGGAACAAGTTTTGGATTCATGTTGTTTATAAACAGGTTTCCAGACTGTAGCACGCCTCAACTGAACGCTCAACGTTGTCACCTCACCAAGCAATTGATGAGTGCAAACCGGATGAATTCAGGGAAGCCCTAACGTAAAGACGAGGGTAATCCTGAGCCAAGCCAATCAAGAACGTGATTGGAAGGTGCAGAGACTACTGGGGGTAACACGATCTTGTTACGTAATACCAGATTCAGCGTCCGGCATCCCACAGGGATGAAGAGATAGTCCACCCCTCTAAGAAACTAGAGACCAGGAGAACGATTTTCCAAAGATTTTAGGTGCGGAACTTTATCGTCCTCACCCTGCTTATGTTACCGAGATGGCTGTGGAGCCCGTGGTTGTCCACGACTTCACTCGTCAGCCCGGTCAAACCGTTCAGTTAGATCGCTATAAGTTCTGGGGTACCCCTGGTACG